GGGTGCAGTCGTGATGATTGTACCCCATTTTTTTTGTTTACAGGCGCATAAATGTTAAAAGTGTGTTAATTAAATGTTAAATGAGAAAACATATTTACTCATTTAGAACAAATGCTTTACCTTTACAACATCAAAAATAAAACAAAACAACTTTTAGCCCTCGACATCACGGTTAAGTCAAAAATTATGAAAGAATTAAGTTTGGAAATTTTCGCAAATCAGTACAAAGCAGAAGATTTATTTGGCGCGATGATGGCAACGAATGGCGACCCAGTATTAATTGAGGACGAGGACGTGGCAGAAGCAATCTACAACGAAATAACCGAAAATGGCACAGAGGTAGAAATCATTACTGCAGAAGACGGCGAAGACTACGACCGCGCTCGTGCAATCTTAGATTTAAAAGGTGAAAATGTACGTAAAATTTATATATTTGCCAAGTACAACGAGTGTGCTACTTACATTGCTTTTTCTGACGACTTTTAATTAACAATCTATCAGCCCTCGACATCACGGTTAAGTCAGTTTTATGACAAACTTAGCAACTTTAGCAAAGCAAGATAATTTAGAGTTAATCAGCACTACTGACTCGGCAAACGGCTATCCAAGCAACGAAATGCAAGCGATAATTGGCTTCGACAATTACGAGCAAGCCAAAGAACTCGCAGAGAAAAACAACTTGTCAGTAGAGATTTTTACCAAGCGCGACGGCAACGACTTTTGGTTTAGAACGGGCAATAAGGCATACGAAGCGTTTGAGCGCGAAAGTGCAGACTTCGGCGAAGGTTGTGAAACCTACACAAAAGAGGACGCAGAAGATTATTATGCGAACGAAGTAGAGGGTATGCTATCTGACTTCGAGGACCTGGACGAGTTGAGCGCCTTTGTTGATAGTCGCAAAGCAATATATGCAGCTATAAAAAATCTAAAAGACAACGAGTTACTTGTTGTATGCGACGGCGAGGTATGCGATACAGTACAGCAGACAACTATGAGTTACAACAATGACAGTCGCATGTACGCAATAGGCCTTATTAATCGCGATTAATTACAGATTATGGCAAAGTTAATTAACAAAATAAATGAGCAGGTGGTCAGCGTTAAGGCCACCTGTCGAAAAAAACAATAGGCATGAAAAAATTAGCAGTAGCGCGAGTAGCGCACGAATATGGCATAAGCATGCAAGAGGTGGCCGAGAAGTTAGGCATCTCGCGGCGTGCATTAAGTTCGAGGGTGAACGAGAACCCGACATTAAGCAGCTTAACGCAGGTGGCAGAGGTCATAGGTTGTGATATAACAGATTTATTTAAATAAACTTATTAAGCAGGGAGATTAGCAACTCTCTGCTTTTTTTTTCGCTGATTACTCGGTATTTATAAAGATTTTCGGTATATTTGCAAAGGATAAATGCTTATCGTATGAAAACTTTGCAAAAGCTGAAAATAACAGACGTCAAACAGGACGACAAGAATTTTAACAAGGGCACGAAACGAGGTGGTATAATGATGCGCCACTCGATAGAGACGCTTGGTTTAGGTAGGTCGATTTTGCTTGACAAGGACAACAACATTATTGCTGGCAACAAGACACAGGAGACGGCACGTGCGCTGGGCTTCAAAGACGTTATCGTCGTCGAAACTGACGGCAGCCAAGTTGTTGCTGTAAAGCGTACAGATTTGTCGTTAAACTCGGAAAAAGGCCGAGAAATGGCTTTGGCTGATAACAAAACGGCACAAGAGAACATAGACCTCGACTACGTAAAGATGAGAGAGGAGCTCGACAAAGAGGTGCTCGAGGTGTATAACGTAAAAGAACCGACAAAGACAAGGACGGAAGAGTTAAGCAAGTTGCAATATAACTCGTGTTATTACGAGCCGAAAGAAAAGCCTACATTAAAATTAGAGGATTGCGTAAACTTAGACAAGTTCAATGCGAAGCTGCAGGCGTTAAACGAATTTGATTTAACGGATAGTCAAAAAGAGGTGTTAAAGCTATTTGCTTACCGATTTATAAAAATAGACTTCGAGAGTGTAGCGAATTATTATGCGTTCAACGCATCGGAGGAGGAACAAAAGGCTATCGAGAGGTTAAGGCTGGTATTGGTCGATAACGGAGAACAGAGTTTTATTGAGGACGAAATGCTACGAATACTCAATGCAGAGATTGAGAGCGAAAAAGAAACGTAAAAAATGATAGATGTATTTATACCGTCGTATCACAGAGCGGACAACCTGAAAACGGTTCGTTATCTGGAAAAGATAGAATATGATATGCAGCACGTTTATGTTTTTATAGACGATGAAGCGGACGATAGAGAGAGGTACAAGGCAGTAGCGAAGCAGTACGGTTTCCATCTGGTCGTGTTTGACATGACGGAAGCACGAAAGAGGTACGATTATGTACACCGTCCGAATAGTTCGAGAAGGAGTGCCGGACAAGCTCGTAATATGTTTCAGGACTACGCGAAGAAAAAGGGTATCGAGCAATATGTCGTAATGGACGACGATACTCAAAATTTTCAATTTCGTGTAAAAGGGATACATGTCAATAATGATGGCAGGTCAGTGATGGCCAGCCCTAAAACCGTAAAGACAGCTTTTGATATGGTGGCAGCGATGATGAAAAAACACAGAATAGGACTATTTGGCATTTCTCAAACGGGAGATTTCTACGGTGCGTTATATCTAAACATCATGCGACGTAAGGTTATGAACGTGACGTTTTATGATACAAGGTTTATATATCGCGGAGAACGAGGTGTACAAGACGATGACACCTCGCAATTTGCTGGAGTGCTTAACGAGGGATTATTTACAGGCTCGCTGGCTGACGGAATAGTATTACAGCAAACGTTGTCGGCTACATCTAAAGGAGGACTAACAGATTTATACAACGAATGCAAGCTGTATAACAAAGCAATGGTGACGCCGATTCAATATCCTTCTGCCATAAGAGCAGAACGGCAGGTAATGAACGGAAACAGAATACATCACAGAATCGACTACAGGTACCTTGCACCGCGACTAATAAAAGGAGAACGTAATAATATAGCTTGGGACACGTACCCCGAAGATTGCCCGTTTACGAACGAGCCAAAGAGAAGCAAAGGAAATTAACGAATTTAACGAAATAGAAAGGTATGCATAAGGCAAAAGACAAGAAAAAGATTTTCGAACAGGCGAAGGCTGCAATTGAAAGGGACGATAATATATTATTTATTGACGACTTGATAGCGGAGTTACCGATATCTAAGCCTACGTTTTACAGCTGGTGGCCGAAAGGCTGCGATGAGTACGAAGAGTTGCTGTTATTGATTAATACGAACCGCATAAAGGTAAAGCGTTATATCAGACTTAAGCTTCGTGTGAGCGGTAAGGCTGCCGAGTTATTGAGTTTGTATCGAATGATATGTACAGAGGAGGAGCGCGCGGCTATAAACCGAAACTATCTGGACGTCAGGGCGAATGTAGACAGCAAGGTCGAAATCGGTTTTGTAGAAACGGGGGTTGAACCTGCAAATAGCGAAGAGGACGTCGACGTATGATGCCGTTTAAGGTTATCGCCGAGTTGTTTAGGGCGAATATGGACAAGAACACACGAACCTTCATTAATCAAGGGGGGACGAGTTCTGGAAAGACCTACACGATAATGCAGGTACTTATCTATTTAGCCATGGCCGAAAACAGAAGCGTAATAACGGTTGCAGGACAGGACCTTCCGAACCTTAAATCTGGAGCGATACGCGATGCAAAGACGATTGTCTATAATAGCGAGTGGTTGACGAGGTTTTTCAAATTTAATGAGAGTGGCCATTTTTTCGTAGGTGGCAACGGTTCGGTTATCGAGTTTAAAAGTTACAAAGACGCACAAGACGCGAAAAGCGGAAAGCGTGATTATTTGTTCGTGAACGAAGCTAACGGTATTCGTTACGACGTCTTTTGGCAGCTGGCGATCCGAACAAGAAAGCAGGTTTATGTTGACTACAACCCAACAAGGCGTTTTTGGGTACACGATAAGGTCAAAGGTGCCAAAGGTAGTAAGTTGATTATTTCAGACCATCGAGGTAACCCGTTTTTATCAAAGGAGGAGCACGAGCGCATCGAAGGGACGGAAGATGTCGAGTTGTGGAAGGTGTACGCTCGAGGACTGACGGGTAAGCTAACAGGGTTGATTTTCCCAAACTTTAATATCGTTGACGAGTTACCAAGTCGTGACGCATGGAAGATTGAGGGTTACGGTTTAGACTTCGGCTTTACGAACGACCCTACAGCACTGGTACATTGTGTGATTGCTCACGGCGAGTTGTGGACGGATCTCGAAATATACGAAACTGGGTTAACGAATCCTATGATAGCCGAGAGAGCGAAAGAAGCTGGACTAACAAAGGCAGACCAGATAATAGCCGACAGTGCGGAACCGAAGAGTATAGCCGAGTTGAGTAATGCTGGGTTATGGGTTATTCCTACGGTTAAGGGTGGCGATAGCATAACGGTGGGTATTGATATACTACATCGCTATAAATGGAACGTTACACGGCGTTCTGTTGGAATGATAGAAGAATTACAAAGCTACAAGTGGAAAAAAGACAGAGACGGTAAGAAAACGAATACACCCGTTGATAAGTTCAACCACGCTATAGACGCTACGAGGTACTTTGCTCTGATGAAGCTCAACGTAAGAAGAGCTGGCAGAGCGAGGGCGCGCGTTATA